ACCTTTGCCAGCCTATCAGCTTTTGTCTTTTCAAATGAGCTTCTAAGGCTTTCAATTTCTTCTGTTGGCAGTTCTCTATGACAAGCAGGGCAAACTGCTGTATTCTCGTCAAACTTTTCTTCTTTAATCTTATTCCAAACATCAGCAAGTCTGTTTCTTTCTCTCGTGCCACTCTCAATATCGTTCTGATAGCCGTATATTTCAGAATTATTTTTCTGAATAGTATCAGCTATGTTGAAAAGATAATCTTTCTTATCAGAAATCTTATTCTCAATCTCTCTCCTAGCCTTAACATTATCCTCATTGGCTTTGCGTGACATATCACTAAGTTCAAACTTCAAGTTGAGAACATCTGAACTAGCCTTGTCATATTCAGCCATCAGCTTTTCATTGTCTGTCTGCTTTGCCACGCAATCGGCAATCTGTTCTTTAAGGCTGTTTTTCTGTAATTCAAGGTCAGATACTTCAATAGCCTGTTTAAGCTGAATATCTCTTTCCTTTTCCTTAATCTGTCCGTCAAGAATAGGCAAATCCTTTGTAATTTTGGTCTTAGTAGCCTTATTCATAGCGGACAATTCTTCAACTGTATACTTATTAAGTAAAGGAACTAATTCGGCTAATTCAGCTTTCTGTGAAGCTATATCAAGGTCTGTAACATCTCCCACAAGGCTGAATAGGTATTCTCTCATTTCAGCCGGTTTCTGATTAAGAAAAGCATTTACATTACTGCACATCTTAAATACATTCATATCAACATCAAGATATGCGTTGAAATCCTTTAAAGTCTTAGGTACATCATTGATGAAATACTTGTTATCGTCCTTATAACTGCTGCCGTCCTTACTGTGAGTACGCTTCTGTACTTTCTTCATAGTTACTTCTTTTCCGTCAACATCAAGTGTAAGCTCAACACTTGTATCCATATCATCAACGGATTTTCCGTCAATCTCTCTTCTGACAACCGGATTATCCTTTAACTCATAATCACAGTTAAACAAGCACCACAGATAAGCTGTCGCAACAGTTGACTTACCCTTGCCATTCTTAGCCATAATCTTTGTAATGGCATAAAAATCAAATTCTGCGTGTGCATAGCACATAAAGTTTTCCAATACTATCTTTTTAAGTGTTGCTCTCATAAACAATATCCTTTCCTTATTTATATATTCATAACAAATACGCCATCTTCAACTTGGAAGTTATCAATTTCCCTATCCGCATAGGCTGAATACTTAGCTTCCTCAAATGAGCCATTAAATACTGTTCTGTATTGTGGTGTCCATATCTGGCATACCACATCTTCATCAATAGCCATACTTGCTAAATCTCTAACTGTAATATCACTATGCATTGGCTTCACCCTCCTCTGCGTAATCAATTCTGCTTACTGATACTTCATAAGCAACCCTTGTTTCAATCTCATTGTCACTTATCTTCTTAGCGTACTCTCTGCTCTGGAATCTTCCCTGGATCTGAATGTGTTCTCCAACTTCAAGCCCACCTGCAAATCTCGCATTTCTTCCCCATGCTATACATGGTATGTAATCTGATTTGCCATATGGTCTGTTTACTGCCACTAAGATATCTGCAATCTCTCTGCCCTTTGGAGTACATCTGTATATAGGTGGTTTGCAGATATGAGCGTCAAGTATAACTGTATTAATATTTTCCTCGAATGGTAGTTCTGTTGCGTCCTGTGCCAGTATTTCAAGTTCTCTTGCAAATACAGATAAAATCAGCTTGCGTTTCACATCATCAATGTGTCTGTTAAAACTTCTTATCTGCCCTAAAACTGTGACAACCTGTCCTACCTTGATTTCTCTGATATCAACAAGCCTGTCCGATATCATTACTGGTAATGTATCCTTGTTACCACTTGTTCTTGAACACTTGAGCAAGAATACATAAAACCCCTCGCCAAGTACTTCATGCGAGTACTTTGGCTCTTTCTCAACTACTCCTGCTAATGTGATATTATTGTTATTAATTGCATTTTCCATTTTTCTCTCCTTACTTTAATATGTAACTTCCTATTGGTACTTTATCCATTCTTTCAATCAGATGGATTTTGCAGCTAAAAGTATAGAATTTTCTAAAATCCTTTTCTCTCATGGCTCTCTGCCTGTTTCTATTCAACTTAATGATTCTTTTTATGCTACTCATTGGCACTCTCCTTACATCTGTAATACATCGTTGTTATAACCCCTCTTGCTGTGAGACAGTCATAATTCTTCCATGCTGATAAATCATGGTTAGCTGATTTAATTGCTGTTCTAATTGACCTTTCAACAGCACATCTTGACTTGCCTACTGTACTGGCAATGCTATTGTAAATTTCTTCCATTGTTATAGAAGAATTGAACCGTTTAACAGCTTCAATTATGTAGATGTAACCTTTTTTATTGGAGAGAATACCTAAGTTGAACATTTCTTCTCTTATCCTTGCTTCCATAAACACTCCTTACTTGTAGCAAAAGTACATGTTCTGCACTTTTTTATAAACACCGCTACCTTGTTTAAATTCAGCTTGATACAACACATTGCTAGGTATGTCATATCCGCTTATTAATAATTCTTCTGCTATTCTCCAACACCTTTCTGTTGGTTCTTTATAGAATCCGCTGTTCATAAGCTCTGTACATTGATATTGCCCTGGCTGATATATAACTTCTTCAATGCTGTTAGGAAAATACTCACTTTGTACTCGGTTCAAAACAACGGCTCCTGCAAGATATAGCATTTCATCGTCGTTACATGTCGCTCCGCATTCGCCCATCAGTAAATGTGCCATGAGCGATAACTCATATTCATCAACACTTATCTCTCCAGTTTCAACCTTATAATCAACATGTGAGTTGTAGCATTCACTTAACACTGCACTCTGCTGATTAATCTTAGCTTGCGGCTGTACCGGTCTTAGAATCAACGCTATAAGGCTAATTCCTGCCAGTGTTGCGGATATGTTAATTATCTTTTCTTTCATATTCTTTTATCCTTTTCATTAGGCACAATGGCGGTTCGTAAGAATCAATGAACTCATGTACATCTGCTAAATCATCATGCTTAATACAGCTAAAACGACACCCGACTTCGTGTTCTATCTGTAAATATAAATCTATGCAGATTTCGTTAATCAAGTTTATGTCACTAACCTTGCCGCCTGTAACAGCAATAACCCTCTCGCTTTCATGTCTTGTAATGTCCTGTATTTCATCAAAAGTTAATGAATCGTCAAACGGAAACACTGTTATCTCCTTTCAAGAACTTATTAACAAAGTAAACCTGTCCTTTTCCTGTTACCTTTGGTGTGCGTGTAATTCTTACGCTTCCATCTGGATTAACAAGGTTG